CCCCTTCTTCTATCATTTTAATAATGTCATTATTCAAATTGATCTATTGTGTATATTTTATACCTAAAAGTCACTGTAGCTTCAAGATATTGAATATCAGCTAACGAAGCATCGAAGTTTAATTCAGTCAATGTTATTGGAAACATATCTTCAAAGTTAATTCGCAAATTTGGATTGTGATGACTTGATAGTATTATCAGCGATCCGTCAGAGTATACATCTCCAGATTTAAATGCTGAAGCGTTGTTCTGGTATGCGGATTGATCAAACGATTCAGGATAACCCAATGATACGAGCCAATTGTGTATCTCCAAGTAGTTTGTAAGATCTTCATCTACCCTGAATCTGAGACTAAGAGGTTCATATCTGAGTTTGTCGCCTGGGTAGGGCAATGCTACAAATGGATCTTGAACATCGTATTCCCCTAGCGACAAAGTAGGTAGCGGAGCACTGTATGTGAAGTAATTGATGCCTGGTGTTCTATTCAGAATAAATCTGAAACCAGTTGGCGACATCAAGTTTTTATTTGTTGGTTGATTGTTTATTGTGCTCATAGTAGATACCTCTCTACTATTTATAGAGATAAAAAAAGGGCTCCGAAGAGCCCTTTGAAATTGTCCCTTTGGGGATTCTTTTTATTACATCAGGTTGGATACTGCAACCAATCTGTAGTATACGTTCTTATCAGCAAATGCGATAGAACCATTACCAGCAGTAGCACCCTTAGCAAATGGATTGGCGACCATGCCGTAACGAGTCTTAAAGCCGATCTTGGGCTGGAAAGTATTCTCACCAACCGCACGTACCATTTGTAGAGGTACATAAGGACAGTAGAAAAGACCAGCATCAAATGCGCTAGAGCCTTTGTAACCTATAGTCATGTACTGGTTACCGGAAGCACTTGAGAAGTAAGGATCGATGTATACTCGGATACGACCGTTCAATACACCTGCAAAAGTGTTACCAGTGTCATCTACGTTAAGACTAGTAGATAGAGCAGGAGTGTAATCCAGAACACCTGCCATCTGAAGAGCAGAAGCTACGTCAGAAGAACAGATCAGGATGTTACCCTTACCACGCCTTGTGTCCTTGGCGATCTGGTTTGCTTCACGCTCGATCTGGAAGATCATGCCTTTGAAACGCTCAACTGACCAACGGCCGTTTGAGTCAACGTCAAGGTTAAAGGTACCAGCTGAAGCAGTATTATCTTGAGCACCTGCAGTAGCTGTGTAGTTAATAGTACGAACAACTTCTCGGTTGATTTCCGCAAGGATCTCAGCTGAGAGGATGTTAGAAAGTTCGGTTTCAGCATCAAGGCCGTGAACAGCTTTAAGGTCCTGAGCAAGTTCCATTGTGTACTCGGCCTTCAGAGCACGTGAAACAGCTGTTACAGAAACTTTCTCAATTGAGAATGCCATCTGCTGGAATGCATTGTTGTCTGCATCACCTAAGCCTTCAGCCTGAGTTGTAGACATACCAGCAGCAACGGTATAACCGTTAGCAGATGCACGAGCTGTGGGATCAGTACCAGTCTGGCCAGTAGTTACACCATCACCGGTAGACTCATCTCGGGCAAAGCCTGAAAGAGTGTTACCAGCAGCTGACTTCGAGAAGTCAGTATCAGCTTCGTTGTAAAGAGCTTCTGTGCCTGACTGATTGTTGAAACGTGCACGCATTGCAAAGATCAGTCCAGTAGGACCAGTCATTGGCTGTACGCCTGCGATGTCGTAAGCAATCAGATTAGGCATGGAACGGCGAACCAGTGAAATAAGAACTGGGTCAAAAATATCTACATTACCGGATGGTGATGAAGATGGTGCAGCAGAACCACCCATGGCGTTGGTGGGGCTTGCCTCTCCCAGAAGGGTAGGCATTTGATAACCACCAGAACCTTGAGCATCCTCACGTGAGGCACGCTGCTGGTTTTCTAGCAAAGTAGCGGTAACGGACTTTCGATGAGCATCTTTAATCTCGGGAAGATCGGCATGCTCAAGAACCGGTGTCCACTTCTCGACTAGTTCTTCAGATACGTATTGCATTTTGTCTCTCCTTTAACGGTTTCGATCTGTATTATTTATAATTAATTACTTTTTCAGTGTTCTTGAAATAGTACTGACATAGGCCGACATTTCCGGGTTGCCTGAGAACGATGGTTTAGCTTCTTCCTCTAGTGGCTCCGAGTCATCAAAATCACTTACAGCCGTCTTTGACTCATCAGTATTGCTGAAATAACATTCCTTCAGAGTATCGAGCTTGCGGACATAACTGTCCTCATCAATAAAATCAACGCCCTCAGCTAACTCTTTGAACTTCTCTTTTTGAGTTTCGGTGAGAGATTCAGAAGCCTCAGCAACAAGCTCAGCCTTCACGAATTCTACAATATCTGCCTTCATGGTGACGTTCTTCTCCATCTCTTCATTGAGTTTGGTTTCTAGTTCGTCAGCACGCAAAGCTAGTTCTTCTATAACATCTACCTTGTCATCAGGAATTTCAATGTAGTGTTCAGTGAACAGCTCTTTAAGGCCATTAATAAAACTTTCTGTAATATCAGACTTGATACCAGCTTCTACAGCTAGCTGGTTTTCTTCCATCCAGTTTTCTACAACGTAGTCGAGATACTGGTCAAGATGAGCTACAGTTTCTTCTTTCAATTTTGCTTTTTCAGCTTCGATCTCTGAATCGATTTCAACAACATATTTTTCAAGCTGCTCATTAACCTTGGATACTACAGCAGCTTCAAATACAGTTGTTGCCTTTTCTTTAAATTCTTCAGTAAGATTGTCGTCACCAGCAAACAAAGCGGCAACGTCTTCTTCAACGTTAATTTCTTCAGCTGATACTTTGTGACCAGCGCGAACAACTTCGACAGCTTCTTCTTCAGACACGCTAATTTCTTCCTGAGTGTCTAGAGCGTCAATGGCACGGTCAAATGAACTCGTGAGATCTTCTTTTCTCATTCCATTCATCCGTTCAACCATAGCCTGAATCATGCTCATTTTGGTTGCTTCTTTAACTGGCTTAGCCTGACCTTCAGGCTTGACAGCAGTAGGAGCATCCTCAGGATCGTCTTCTGCTTTCTTAGATTTGCCAGGAGCTTTTGCTGTTTTAGCAACAGGCTCTGGCACAGATGATGGATCACCATAAGATGCTTTGAACTCATCTAACTGCTCGTCAGTGAGATCTTCTTTCATCTCTAGTTCTTTGTCAGACATTGCATTTCTCCTTTATGGATTTTTTTATTTTTAATATTTATAAATTTAAAGTTTTGAGATGAAGTCCTCAAAAATCTCCAGCTTCGATGCCGTTAAATCTTTGGATGAGGTCTTTTCTATTTTTTCTTTATAATCATCAATTGTAGCTTCACGAATAATTCCATTGTCCCATACCCATTCTTTACCTTCCATGATACCTTCAACAAAAGCATCTGGGGCTGATGGATCAGCAACAATATCAGCTGCAGTAGCTAGGAAGAAATCATTTTGTACTTCCGCAGCTCCATTCCTTTCTTTGAGTGAACCCATGCCTCGTGACGAAACACCAATAGTGGCTCCCTCGTTCATCAAATTCTTTACAATATTGCCCATTGGGGTATCCATTATCTTTGCTTTACCAACAAAGTTGTTACCGTCCTGCTTGAGTTCTTGAATCATGTGCGAAACACGATCGAGATTGATTGTAGGACCTGCTGGATGGCCAAGCTCCCCAAATGCTCGCTTACGATCAATGTATTCCTTATTATATCTAGTTACTTCTTTCTGAAGCACTTCTATGGGATACATACGACCATTCTTATTCTTTAGGTTGCCCTGCATGAACACACCTTTAATATAATGGTTTTTTGTGCCACCATTATCTTCTGAGAGGTATTCTAAATCTTCGTTTATTTCGCATATGAGTTTCATTTTAGTATCTCGCGACTGGCGTTGCTTTTACTGATGCTGTTGCTATTATTGTATCTGTAGGTTCTTTAACTATAATCTCTGTTGCACCTGCTTCAATAACAACTGAGCCTGAAGTACCACCACCATTAACTGGATGTAATGTGTTTGCTACGGTAACAGTAGCTTCAGCTGCTGCTGTATTTACTACTCTAACCATTGTAGCATTACCACAGTTATTAGCTGTTAACAAATCAGCCGAGTCACCTAAAAGTTTAATCGTTGCCATCTGTCCTCTCCTCAATGAAAGAAGAGAAGCTCTCCTTAATCTTTGAAGAACCTTGCATCACAGCAGCCTTTTCGCCACCACGAGAATATTGCTTAGGCTCTTTGTATTCTGAACCGCCAGCATTGACATCTGATGTACCCTGCTTGACAGGAGCTGTTTCTCCGGCAGCTTGCTTCTTACCACCTTGATGTTCTTCGGGATTACCCTTTTCCACATTTCCAGTAAACTGAGCATCTGTAGCTACGGGATGTTTTACTTTAGATACCATATGCATGTTAGCAAAATCTTCTTCGCCTTTAGAGCGAGGCTTGTAACCCTTGACTTCATCATCAGTATCTTTTTCAGGTTTATTGTCCTGAGCCGGAGCTCCTGGCGCTTCGAAAAGTTGTTTAAACGTCTTCATTGGAAACCTCTTGTTCTTCTTGATCGTCTGCTATTTCAGGTTCATTAAGAAATGACTGGGCTACAGCAACTTTCTCAACACCAATACGTTCTCTCAATCTGTCGCTCAACAAATCGCTTATTGCATCTTGAAAGTTAGACGCATTGTTATTAAATACTGCGTCGACGGCATCACCTGTTGTATAAGCCATAGTTGTACTCCTTTTTCATATTATTTATAAGAAACAAATTCTTTCACGAGATATTTTTCTTGGGGCCCGTAGTAGTTCCAAGTCTTTCCCTGTTTTTGTCTTTATTTTTTTTAACTTCCTTCAGTTGATCTTCTTTTATTTTGTTCCAGACAGCTTCGCTTTTGTGGGACAGATTTTTTCTACGATCATATTTTAAATCTTTATAAGGACCATTAGCATCTACGTAATGCATGAAAACTTGTGTTTGCCACACACCAGTATATTCTTCACGCCAGTGGCAAAGTTGATTTCCTCTATATAGAACCATATCTCCAGGTTCTATAATTGCTTCTATACCCTCCTCTTTGTTTTTATCTTCTTGAAGATATATTGGCCAGATGTCGGATTTTTTGTTATATCCAAGAGTCATTGTAGTTGATATTTGACAGGAGGAACGATCACGATGTCTCAACAATATTTCGCCCCCCTCGTACAATCTAGCATATGTGTATGCTGGAAGAAGATCTATTCCAATTTGTTGAGAAAGAGGTACGGTCAATCTCTCCAACAGTTCGTCGAAAAATGGATCGCCATACACAGCGTGGGATTTGGGGCACTGATCATCTGATATCAGAATACCTTCTTTTTTTCTTTTGAAAAGATTGTCTGATAATTTTTTTGCTTCTTCTTTTGTAATGACGTTGGAAAAATAAGCGTACTTATTCTCTTGAAAAAATTGTTTTATGCTCATAATGAAAATTTTTAGCTTTGAAATCCAAAGGCTCCCTCACCTTTTCTGTTTCCTCTAGCTACTGATAGATCTCCAACGTCGGTTGGGTCACCCCCTGAAGCGTAAGAAAATTTCTGAATATTGTTTCCTGCAGGCAACATGTCATCTGGCCACGGTGGCCAGATGGCATACTGCAATCTCATTTTAATGACTAGCTGTAAACGAATCCCACCAGTCACCAGCTTCAGTAGCAACTTCTTCATTAGTCATGTTTACTCGTTCTGCATCTGGATTAGTTGCATCGGCACCATCAGCAACCCTTGTGAAAGGTGTAGTTGCATGAATGCCCTGCTGTCTTGTAATAAAGTCAGCACGCGAAAGTTCAGTTACAGTATCAGGAATCCAATGTTCCCTATCTGCTTCTGCTGCTACCCAACCAACCATTGAATGGTTAGCACTATTTCCCCAATAGCCACCATCTTCGACCCAATCAGGAGCTTGCTTCTGACCGCGGGGACCTACTCTGTGAAGTTTATACTCTATAATTGGCATTTTTGATTTCTCCTATTTGAATCTACTTGAGCCATGTATCCATATAACAAGAACCCAGCGTTCTCCGCTCGTTACTGGAGAAACTCTGTGTAGGGCATAGCTCGGAAACAATGAAAATGAACCCTTCTCTTTCACTGCTTGCAGAACTTGACCGTTACAATTAACTTCTAAGTTACCACCCTTGTATTTATCACTATCAGTAAGTTGAACTGACACTGAAATCTTACGAGTTGATGAACCGCCAGGACCTACATCGGTATGCCAATCATAGTGTCCTTGTTCAGATCCTTCGTAATGTAATAACTCTATTCCGTGAGTTATTCCCATAATTTCATATTTGTAATATTCAGCATTTGCAGTAGCAACAGCTCTTGCAACTTTATCAAAAATCCAAGCGTTTTCTTGTGTATACTGAATTGTATATTTATTCACGTTCCTGACATTAAGTGCAACGGCTCCTTTATCATCGGTACCAACCGATGCCTTGTGTGAATAATCATTGCTTGCTAATGCAATGACTTTGTCGCACTCTTCAGGAGTAAACATTACGTCAGGTCTAAAGTCAGAACGGAACGATGAATATCCAGGCATGATATTATCATTCATACCGATGGATACGTGATTATGATGCCAGACGCCAATCAGCTTATCATCTACTCCGGGTCTTGCAGCCTGTTGTTCTTTTTGTGCACCTAAAGTTTTTCTACCATCATATTTGTAATCTTTATGAGGACCATTTGCATCAACGTAATGAAAAAATACTTGAATCTGCCACGTACCTTTAAACTTAGGACGCCAATGAGGTAACTCATTGCCCCTGTACATTACAAGATCAAAAACGCCAACGTCTAATGATTCACCAGCAACATCGTTATCATCTTTGGCAAAAAAGATGGGCCAGATTTTTTGTGATGGATCAAAACCAAGTGTCATTGTACCTGATATTTCACATGATGGTCTGTCGCTGTGACGTTCTAACACTTCACCAGGTCGGTACAATCTTGCATAGGTATAAGTTGGTAAAAGATCAACACCCAAATGACGAGACAATGGTTCAGCTAATCGTTCAAGCAACTCATCGAATGCCGGTGCACCATAAACAGAATCTGATAACGGACATTGTTCATCTTTTTCAAGTTTACCTTTCTCGTAAAGATCAAACATATAATCGGTTAGATTGTTAGCTTCTTCACGCGTTATAACATCAGACAAGTAAACCCATCTTGCTTCTTCAAATCTTTGCGCGACTGGACCAAGCTGTTTAGGTTGAAGTTTGTCTTTGTTGACCACTATGTCGTGCGACATTGTTGCAAGTAATTCAGCCATTATTCCTTCTCATCATTATCATTGTCTTCGCGATGCTCAAGCAATTCAATTTTTGCTACTTTTGTATCATATGTAATATCGTCTCTGGACTCATGTTCAAAGCCCATGATATTCATTCTTATCTTGTCTACTTCAACAACATCAATAAGTTCTTCTACTATATGATCGACAAAATCGTAAAGACCTTTTGATGTCCAATCATTGGTCTTTTCCTCTTCTCTCACGTAATCTTTAATCATTCGTTGCATCTTACCAGGATTAACGCCAATCTGTTCCATGTATTCCTGTTCACCTTTTGTGATTGAACCAGACTGCCTTACGTCTCTAATACACTGAACAAGACTTCTTTTCAGGTGAGATTTTGATTCTTCTCTTTCAACGTCTGCTTCAGAGAAGTCAGAAACCTTGCTTTTAAGCTGTTCATACATATCATTAAGAGCAAGAATGTCTTTCATAGCTCCTTCAATGATAACCGTACCTTCAGCCATACCTTCTTTCATCTTAGCAAGTTTAATTTTGAGTTTTACTGCTTCCCAATAATCAAGCTGTGTTTCATCAGCTAGCTTTTCTTCTAGCTTTCTCATTTTCATTTCGCTTTCAACTTGACGCCACTTAGCATCATGGAGAGCTCGTTTCTTACTAGAAACTTCTGCAGCAATCTGCCTCATGTTTTTCCATGGGCTGTGGTAAGAAAGATTGATATGTTTCCATGTCCACTGAGTGTGACTGTGGTTCCATATATTCTGCAGCTCGTTTGTATTGACAATTGCTTTGTCAACCATTTGTGCATTTTCTACAAGAGACCTTCCGCCAAAACTTTCTTCTTTGACAGCAAGACCCCTTCCAAGCACTTTGGAAATTGGAAGACTATATTCTTGGGCTGGTGTTGCAACAATATCTTTTGTTACAGATTCGTATAAAGCTACGTCTTTGGTTTTATCATCACTCATAATTTACAATACTCTTATATTGTTAGTTGTTCCTTTAAACTCTTTAATCACTATCACATCACCCGCATCTAGTGGTTCGAGGTTACCTATATTTATATTGTCTGTTGATGTATAGTCATATGTAGGTGTGAGCTCACTACCGTTTAACGACACGGCAACAAGATTGGTATTAGTATATCCTACAGCTACTTTGGTCTCTCCTCCCGTTGCAAAATATATACTTGTGTTGCATACTGAGGTTAGTGTAACATCACCAGTAACATTCAAATCACCTTCAACTGTTAGGTTTCCACCTACAGACGTGTTTCCAGTAACACTTAATGTATTCGATACAGCGAATGATATAGCATTCGCTACTGCAACGTCCTGGAATGTTAATGTACCGTTGCCGTCTGATAATAATGCCTGGCCATTCGTACCATCAGATGTAGGAAATGAATAGGCACCGTTGCCAACCGAAAGACCACCAGCGCCAACTGAAAGTGATGCAACGTTTGCACCGACTTCAAAAATATGAATTCCGTTAGAAGAATAGAGACGACCGTCTGTTAGGTTAAGAGCTAACTCACCTGTAGATAGATTGGTAGTATTTGGTAATTTTCCAGCAACACTACTACGTTTGATACGTATTGTCGAAGACATTTAAACCTCTATATAGAGACAAAGCCGCTTATATAAGCGGAAGGGGGGCTTTCGCCCCCCACTCAATTAGTAAGTGCCACCATCAATCACTGCGTTAAGTGTAGCAGTTGTTGCGCTTCCAAAGTTGATTGTTTGATCTGGTTCTGTTGCTAGATCAGTAAACAGAGTATAAGCACCGTCTGTAGCATCTCGAACTAAACCAGTAAACTTTTCAGAACCATCGTTGAATCTTGAGTAGAAACCCATGTCAACTGTGTCTGTTGTGTTTGTATTGGCGAGCTTCAACATATTGTCGCCAATTGTTACGGTAGTCGAATTGATGTATGTCAGTGTACCATTGACATCAAGATTACCGTTAATAGTTGTGTTACCAGATACTGTTAAGTTTTCTGAAACTGTTAGGTTGTCGGATACTGTGACGTTGTCTGGTAGGCCAACAGTTACAGCAGCTGTTTCCGAACCTGAACCGGTTACTTCAATTTCATTAGCTGTTCCAGTGATTGACGCTACATAATTACCAGTTGTATCTGTACCAAGAGCAACACTATCTGCCGCAATAGTTGTTGCAATGGACGCTGTGTCGCCTCCATTCGTAAACGTAGCAGAACCAGTGACATCGCCAGTCAATGATACTGTTACAGCAGAAGTCAATGCACTAGCAGTTGCAGCAGTACCTGACGTATTTGCAGCAATACCATCGTTCAGCCCAACAGTAGGAGTGGCGCCTTCACCTGAATTGTTTGTAAGAACTATATCCTGGCCAGCGACAAGGCTTCCAACATAATCACCAGTTGTATGCGTTCCGAGAGTTACAGCATTGTCAGCAATGGTATTAGATGTTACTGCATCTGTAGCAATTTTCTCTGAAGTAATTGAAGCATTGTCAAGTTTTGCCGTTGTTACTGCAAAGTTAGCAAGTGTGTTTGTTGACAACCCAGCTGCAGCAATTTTAGCAGCTGTAATCTGAGCATCAGCAATTTTTGCTGTAGTAACTGCACCTGCTGCTAGTGTGTTAGCTCCTAAGCCCTGGTTTGCAATTTTAGCAGCTGTTACAGCACCATCTTGGATGGCATCAGTATCAATAGAACCTGCAACAGAACCTGATGTGAGAGTTATAGAGGAATTGGCATTCCTGGTTACAGTTATACCAGTACCGCCCAATAATTCAATACTGTCGTTTGATAATGCTTCGTTATCAACCGTTAATGTAACAGCAGCGCCACTGTCAACAGCTGACGATGTTAGGTTGTACTGATCACCTGATACATTAAAAACATTTGACCCATTGGAGGAAAAGAGTTTCTTATCAGGTATATTGATTGCTAATTCACCAGCCTCTAACGAACCTGGCACGGATCCTGGAGTTAAACTCCTTTTTAGTTTTATTACTGAGGCCATAATTATCTACCTATTACTTTAGTTTTGTGGGAAAATCCTGTGACTTGATTTTTCTTTTTAGTATTTATAAGTTCATACTCTTCAAGTTTGCATGTTTTTTCTTTCAACTCTTCCTCCAACATCTTATTTCGAGTAGTTAGAATCATTACTTGTTGCGACAATTCGCTGATTTTATCTTTTTGTTCTTGTAAAAATAATTCCAATACCCTTTCTTCATCACTCATTATTAAAAATTACCACCATCTAACTTATCAAAGGTTGGTGTGCCATCGGCTGCTATTTGCATTACTTGGCCTGACGTTCCTGTAACAAAACCCATCACGCTACTATTGGCACCTATCGCAACACCATTCTCAACTAAAGAACTTCTACCAGTACCACCATACGCTACATCCAGCACGCTAGTCAACACTAAATTTGTAATTGTTGCGTTGCCTGAAACAGTTAGATTTGTTGAGGAAAGATTGTTTGTTGACGTATTTCCTGAAAGATCTATATCACCGCCAGATACAGTACCAGTAATAACAGCATTGTTTCCAACAACTAACTGGCCACCTGAAGTGGATATATTGACATTGCCAATAATGATAGTGTTGGAGCTTACGTAAAGAGAACGCCAGGGTTTAGCAGGAGAACCTAAATCATAAGTGTTTGCTGTTGCAGGAATAAGATGAGCATCAATGTTGTTAGCAGTAAAGATATCAGAAAATTTGGCAAGACGATAACCACCCGCTTGCGAACCATCGTGAACGCGTAGCGTATCATTGGTGGTGTCGACCGTGATCTCACCTTCGAGGCCAGCAAAAGTAGTATGCTCGGCTGCTGTGCCTCTTCTAAACTGTACTGCTGTTGACATTAGATTTTCTTTTTTTAAGAATTAATATACTATTTATCTTTACAATATTAGCTCAGTGCACCGTAATTCACGTTTACGTCTGCAACGACTGTGACAGAACCATAATCAAAAGTACCCGAGTCTAACTCACCACCAACACCTGTACCAACACCTTTTGTACCAATATATCTTGCTCCTGATACATAAATTTTCTTACCACTGATACCTGCTGGAAGATTATCGCCTATAAAATTTAAGACACCACTTTGATAATCAAAAAACCATTGGTCTTCATTACCACTACCAGCAGTAAATATTTGCGTGCCGTTTGATTGCGGGTCATTAGATCCACCCACATCTATGTAAACTTTCAACTGATATGTTGAACCGAATTCAGGGGGTATCCAATCAGTTGTATTTGTTAACCACGTTCTGTTTGCTGTTGCTGTAATATCAGCAGTTGTTTCAACACTCGTGCTTCCTGATGTGTCACTGTATATTTGTACAGTGGATGTGTTGGATGTTGGTATAACACCTGGGATCGTATTTGCTTGTTGCCAAACATTGTCTCCTCTGAGAAGCAACGGACTGGCAATACTTTCGTTAGTCGCATTCTTCTCGGAATTAATATCAGTTTTGCTGACACCATAACCAAGTTTTTTCCAAAGAAAGTCAATTTTCTGTGCGTCTGAAATTGCCATCTTACGGAGCCTCTATTGAAATTGAAGTGAGTGAATCACCGCTTTCCAACTTCACAACAATTAACAATTGATTGTTGAAAGCGTTTGATAAATTTTCCGATCCCAACGTCAATGTAAATGCTTGATTTGTGTATGATGTTCCATCTTCAATAATATCTGCACCAGTTGATGCACACCCATTAGATCCATTACCACCGTTTCCTGTATCTGCACCTGGTACCCCTGCGCCAGCATATTGTATTGAAGAGTCCAACCACCCATTCAACGATGATGCTGAATCTATTGCGGTTCCTGGTGCTGCTATGAACAAACCAGAAACTGTACCAGTCAATCTAACTACAAAGTTAGCAACAAGCGTTCGCTTAAAAGCAAATCTGAAATATTGGGCTCCTGATCGACCTGTGCTAAGATCTGGTCCGGATGGCAAGTAACCAGATGAAAGATCAGTTGTAAAATGTTTAAGAGTGTTAAATCTTACTATAGCTTCATCAGTACCAGCAACAGTAACAGCACCTGACCAAGCATTGTCTACATAGTAATCTGTTGAATTACTAAATGATGGCGTTGCACCAGAGAAACCAGTTATCCTTACGCCATCTGTATCAAATGTTGATCCAAGGTCGTCTGCTACAGATATCGTTCCTTCATCAAAGGTTGGAGCAATTTTGTGAACTTGTACTTTGGTTGATGGCGTTACGGTTGAGCTGATTCCATTGACATTGTTAATCGCAAAACCTAGTGTCTCCACGGTATTTACAGATGATGAGGTAATATCAGCTACTATGTTTCCTAATGCGTACGAACTGGATACACCTGTGTTTGCTATTGGTACTCCACTTGAAAGCATAGTCGAAGAACCGTCAATGTCGCTATACCCTCTGTAATGTGTTGATACAGCTGCACTGGAAGTTCCTTCGTCATTTGTTCCGCTTGTTATTCTTGCTATGTTTGAACTATCAAGATATGCTTGACCGACTAAATTGTCTACAGTGGCTCCCGACAATCTGACTTTTGGAGATCCAGAATTGTAGTAGGGTACGCCTGAAACATATCTGTACGTTCCTTGTGTGTCTTCTTCTAGAGTGGCACTTCCTATGTTTAACGTTGGTGCAACTGAGACGTTATCCTTAATTACATATACGTTATTTGTGTTTCCTGTTGTAGAATGACCAAGCAGCAAAGAATGAGCACCTACGCCTTCAGCTGATATACTTTTTATTGCTCGAGCTGTGAACACTTGATAGTAATTCTGCGGATACGTAGTTGATAATTCGCTATATGCGTCACCTTCTGAGGTTATTACAAGACTTGTGAAAGTTCCAGCTTCACTTGTTGATGTTGTAAAGGTTTTTGATCCGTCGGTCGAGCCATCCCAATATGCAGCTAGGGTTCCAGTTGATGAGTCGTACGCATCGCTAATGAGGTTTGTGCTTACTGATATGTTTGTATCGTATCGTCTTGCAGTCGTCGTATTCAAACTTGCACCGGCACTTATACCGCCACTGGCATAGTCAACAAAACCAGATGCAAGTTTACTTGTATCTTGAGCCGAAGACGATAATGTCAGAGATTTACTGCTTACTCCTCCCGGAGCAGCTGGTATGTTTTTAAGAACAAACGTAACCGTGTCACTATCTTGTTGTCCTGTTATGTCTGGTTGACCATTGGCAGTCATCGTTAGAGTATAGTTTCCAACTGATGCTGATTGATAGTCATGAGTTATTGCTGATCCAGAAACGCTTCCAGCTGGAGATCCAGCCTCAGTTACGGAGTCGGTGTTACCATCGTTCCAATTATATGAATACGTATTTCCATTTTGAGTTGTGTTAGTAACTGATGCAATTGCTCTGTTGGCTCCAGAAAGATCAGCTTCTTTATACAATGTCAGCGTAGAATCGTTAGACGCTTTCAATCCTGATGTAGTTGAAACACCCGATATTGTGGCTCTTATATCTGGCTCAACGTGAACTGTAAAGTTACTACTAATAAAAGGACTCGACGTGTGATCACTAATAACTCTCAAGTTACCAGTATAGTCCTGAGCAACACCGTTGGCTTGATCAGATGCGCTCAGAGTATAAGTATGTGATATTAATCCCCCTGTGTCTCCATCGCTGCCCGATCCAACGTTTACAGTATCTGTAGTACCATCACCCCATGTCCATCTATACTGAATACCATACGTAGCATAACTACCAATAGTGTTCTCTGTGTTGTTTGTTGCTGTAACAACGACACCACTAGTAGCAGATTCATTAATGCCTGTATTTGCATCTAAGGCTACTTCAGGCGTGTGTGTGTCATACACTTTAATTTGTGTAGTAGCAGAATCGGGGATAACTGCTGGGTTTGCAGTTGAATGAGAATCCAACGTAACCGTTACTGTATATGTTTGTTCGGTTTCTGTACTTGTAGTGAATGTATGAGCAAGTCTGCTGCCAGCTGAACCGCCAGCTGCAGTATCATCCGTTATGACGTTGTTTGCGCTACCATCTCCCCAATCAATTGTATATTGAATTGTTGCATCATTGATGTTTGTTGTATTATTATCCAAATAAACAGGAGAACCATCGTCAACAAATGATATTGTTGATCCTCCAGAAGAACCACCATAGATTGCAAAAGCAACATTGGGGTCTGCTGTGTATATGATAACATAGTCAGTTCTAGTAGAGCTTGCTTCGCTACCAGTACCAGAGCCTGAATTGTTGTAAGCTCTCACGGTTATTGTATATGGACTTCCATCGTTTGACGTATATGTGTGACTTGGTGTAGTATCAGTAGTACCGGTTGTTGTATCTCCATCACCCCAAGTAATATCGTATCGGTTAGCATCACCTTCAGCTGAAAGTGTCAGTGTTACTGTAGTGCCAGCACCGCCCGCTAACGGAGTTCCTGTAAACGTCACATTTCTCACAAATGTGTTGTTTCTAACATTATTCAGTGCTTCATTGAGGTCATCTAATATATCAGTTACGTTCTGCGTATTTGCAAAACCAAGATAAGCTCCATCTGTCGTCCATGATCCATCAGTAGGATCTCCAACAGTAATTGTGTTTGCCAGGCCTGTGTTACCTGATCCACCACCGCCAGTTGATGATATAATTAAATTGGTTGCGTTAGATGTAACAGTGATATTGTTGCCAGCAACAATCGAATTAAATGTTGGAATAATAGATCCAGCAACAGTAAGCTGATTGTTGCTATTGACAGATACAGCAGTACCATCAATATAAATGGTATTTCCAGAAAGATATAAATCTCTCCAAGCAAGGCCTGGGGATCCTAAATCATATGTAACATTTGCTGCAGGTATTAAACTTGATGTTAAAGATACAAGATTGGCAACCTGCAAATATTGATCGGTGTCTGCGGATATACTTGATGCACCAACCCATTTATTAGTAGCCGCATCGTATTTTAAAAATTTCCCATCTTGCTTCACGGAATCACGATTTACATCATCGAGAAATTCTAACCGTACTTCACCAGAACCAGCAAACCCGCCACCAGCGGCCTTTACAGCATTACGGATTTGTGCTTTGAATTGTTCAACGTCTTTGATGATAGGTTTGATGTCTGGAGTTTCACCACCATCACCCTTTTCACCTTTCTCACCCTGTTCGCCTCTTTCTCCCTGAGGTCCAACTGGGCCTTGTTCACCTTCACCAGGTATTCCTTGAGGACCAGCTTCACCTCTTAAGCCTTGTGAACCTTGTTCGCCTCTTTCGCCTTGAGCTCCTTGCGGTCCCGTCTCACCTTGGGCTCCTTCTTCTCCTTGCGGACCTTGCGGCCCAATAGGACCCATGTTCCCATCACGACCCCTTGCTCCGATATCACCCTTGTCGCCTTTCTCGCCTTTTTGCCCGTGAAGTCCTTGCGGACCTTGTGGGCCAATCGGACCAATTTCTCCTTGATCACCTTTTTCTCCTCTATCGCCTTTATCTCCCAGTAAGCCTGTTTCACCTTGTATACCCTGCAGGCCTTGTTCGCCTTGAGGTCCTACCAGGCCTTGTTCACCAATTAAACCACGAGGGCCGACGGGACCCACAGGACCTTCTGGTCCTTCGGGGCCCTCAGGGCCTTCTGGTCCTTCTACTAGGATTGGTTCTTTAGGTAAGTCTTGTAATTCTTCGTGTAGTTCTTCTAATAAATCTTCTCGAACTTTACTACTTTCCTTTTTTAAGACACCTAGAAGGGCAGCGAGTAGTTTGGCTTCATCAAGACGATCCATTATCCTTCTCTTCGTATTCGTTTGACAAAGAGTTGTAGAATCTTGTCATGCTTTCTACAAGATGTTTTTCTTCGTCAGAAAGAACTTTACCATCACTCTCATGTATTGTCATAACGTCTTCTGACTCAGTTTCTTCCTGTTGCGTATCTTGTTGCTGCTGAGCGGAATAGGGAATCATGTCATCCATTTCATTATCTCTTTCATAATCAATCTCTTTTTGCATGTTCTGAATTTCATCTTCACTTAGCTGAAGAACATTCCTTCTAACCCAGTTCATTGAAAAGTATTTGCCTACAACAGCGTCAACATCATTTAGAAGCCGGAGTCGTTCAGTCATTATTTCAGCACTTTTCAACTCTTCAAAATGATTATCGTTGGCAAAATTGTAGCTAATGTTGTTTCTTACTTGTTCCCAATCTCCACGCGACATTACACCACGAAGAACCAAATGTATTTCGAGAAGATTGTCAAAAAGAACAGCAAATTTATTTCTAATTCTGTTAATGAATTTTTGAAATTTTATTTCGTCTCTTGATATCTCTGTTGATCGGCCAATGTTAAAATTAACTTCGGCTTCCATTCTGCTAACTGGTACGTTCAATGATTTCAGAAGTTTCTTCTGGAAGTATACCACATCTTCCATTTCACCAAGGTTTTGACCTGCAGGCAATGTTGTAATTTCTGTTCCTCTACCACCTTCTCTACGTGGTAACCAGAAATCTTCCAACATAGTCATGTGACGCCTATCGTCTCTAACTTCACCTGTTGATGCATCATACACAAGTTTGTTTTTGTGTTTGACCATCATGTCTCTAATATACTGCTCAGCTTTCATCTTAGGAAGATTGCCAACATCAATATAGAATATACGTCTTTCAGGAGCACGAGACAGTCGATAAATGACGACAGCGTCTTCGAGCATTCTAAGCTGGTTGAGTGGCTTTATGGCTTTGTGGAGATATCCCAAAACCATCTTGTTTCTTGAATCCACAAGACCGGAAGGAACATAACATATGCTATCAGGAGCAATTTTCACACCCTGCTGCTGGTTTGTTATACCTTTAGGATTGTAAACGTAAAACTCTCGAGCTTCGGGATATAGATCAAGTTTGGTGCTTGGATCTGTTTTCTTTTTTATCTCTCGCATCTTTTTAATTTTGCGAGGATCAATGTATCGAAGTTCTTTAACTCCTTCCCTTGGATTGTTTTTGTCAATTACTATCTGATAGTATACTCTACCGTCGACATACCAACGTCTGAAAATTTCGTACCCTTTGTTTCCAAAATCTAGAATCTCAAGAAGTCTATTAAACTCTTCTCTAACAATTTTCTTGACACGGGAAGGGAGCTTTGATTCGTCAAGAATAAGCTCGACTGGATATACATTATTTTCCATGATAATGGTATCGTTGACTATGTCTTCAACGGCAGCGTCACATTCAGGCTGCATGACCATTTCGCGATATCTGGTAACAAGATCAGCTTCAGTCTTTGCTGAAGCCTCCATATCAAGATAAGTTCCATATATACCACCAGGAGCTATTTCCTGTACTGCTTCATCTTGATCAGCCGGAACAATAGCTTGAAGGTTTTGCTTTTCAGCTTCCTCCTCACTCGTTCTCGTTATTTCAAATCCGAACAGTTGCATTTCTCTACCTCAAAAACGAAAAAAAGGGGTACCATAGTATTTAGTACCCCCTCTAATCTATTAATTATACTATACTTCTCAATTAAAGTGCAAATATTTTGCTAGCACCACTGGAGAATCGTACAGTAATATCACCACCGTTAGGTAGAATTGGCAAACCGGTAGCCGTGTCAACATATGCTATCAAGCGTGATGTTGTATTACCACCTTGAACGTCAGTGTGGTAAATTACCAAGGCTTCGCAATTTGCACCTGATACATTTGAAAAGGTTGCATCATCCCCATCAAAGACACCACTCGTTACAGTTTTGCCTGCAATATTAACTTCTGCTACAACAGCACTATTCGGAATGTCGGCTCTATCTTCATGAGCTGTGCTAAAAGTATAAACATCTGTATCAACCAACGCAATGGTAATTGTGTTGCTCGACATGTTTAGATTAGCCGAAAGAAAGTCTTCCTTAGCTTTGGGATACAGTTGGTTAGCCATTTATTTCTCCAATTTGCTTACATTATTAAACGCCACCAGCATTGCCAGTAGACCCACCTTGTACACGCCAGTAATCATACTGAAATGTAACAGCATATTCTTGAATACCTTCAGTATCCCACGACAAATCAATTGGAGCTATATCAGAACACCACAATCCGTCAAACTCATAAGTTCTAAGAATTTCACCGCCCTTTGAGAATTGTTTTACAATTCCTGTGCTCTTGTATGATGAGGGATTGTCTCCTGTAGCTCTCAAGTTACCTTCATATGTGTTGATCTGGTTATTCCACTCTTCAATTGTGTTTCTAATGAGAAAGTCTTCGTCGTTGATTATTGTAACGGTCCATGCATCAAATGTTCGGTTACCAGCTACTTTAATCTGACGTCCAAAATAACTTATTGGAACGGTACCAACAGTTGCACCAGGAAGTTGAGCTGCTCTTACCATAAATGGTGTTTTCAGATCGCCTGCTGGATTTACAGGATTAAAAATTTGTACTTCAAATAAGGAGGAGCGTGCCCCTCCAAATTCAAGTTGACCTCTGAAGTCACTTACATTAAAAGCCATTAGTTTCTCCTTACTTGTTTATTCTATTTATCATTATTGATTGGCAATATTAGCAGCTACTCTACACTTGTCCAACAATTTCGGAGAACTCAACCCCAGTTCTTACTGCAACAAAGTTCAACTGAACAAAGTTTATAGAACGGTTTGGCTTGATGTATATGTCACAGACGAGTTGATTGTTATCAATCACCTGGCCATCGTTGTTTGTTGAATCACATACAACACTAAAGTCGCTAATACCTCTTCGACCTTTGACGTCACGTAAGAATGGTTCAACTAAGTTTCTAAACTGAGCTCTGGTAAAGTCATCGTTTGTCTCAAAAAGTGATGACTGTGCTGCAACCGAGATAGCCTTTTCAAGAACTATAAACAACCTTCTTACGTTGATTCTATCAAAAGCGCTTGGTTGATTTACCAGTGTCTTATCTCCAAATAAAACACTGCCTTGACCTGCAAATGTTACTATAGGATTAACAGAGTTTTTGTACAGGTCGTCTCTTTCTGCCTGTCTAGGATTGAAAGCCAGCTTAACAACATTTTTAATTCTACCTCTTTGAAAACCAGCTGGTGAAAACCAAGGATCTCTTGTAGAATCTGTTACAACCATAGTTCCTGCTACGTCAGCATTACACGGTATCCATCTATAAACATCGTTGTACTTGTCGTACTGATACTTCCAGTTACCATCCATTACAACATAATTAGAAGATGGAAGAGTGTTGCGATATTGTATAATATCATTTACTTCTTTGCCTTCGTATGTCGAATTGTTGACACAATCATTTTTTTGTGGTGATACACAAACAATGCAGTCCTTTCTTACTTCAGCTATATTGTTGATAATGTCTGTAACTACAGTCTGACCATGCGAACCAGTCACAAGAAGCGAAATGTTGTATTCATTTTTATTCTTGAACTTACTGTATGCTGTAATAGTGTCAGCAGCAGTTACTGAGGATACAGAAGCACCGTAAACAAAATTATCAGTCACCGGGCTTGTGCTACCACCAAAAGAAGTACCAGATGCAGCGCTTCCAGCGTTTGAAGCACTACCGTCATGAGCAGCCCAGAATAGGTATCTTGACTGGCTATTAATTACTTCTTTATAGTAATTGGTAGCACCTGTAGCAGTTTTGGCGTCAGATGCTTTTGATACGTTATCAAATACTTCAAGAACTTGTCGTTGGATTCCTGTCCATTCGCCGTCTTCATCTGAAACAACAACATGCATTCCATCACCCGATCCTCCAGTGTTGGCTGCATATGCTGTTGTACCTGGTGCACGTTGAGTGGCACTAGCAAATTCCCACTGTCTAGTCAGCGATGTGTTTGCTGCCAACGTGTCGCCAATATAGGTGTCTCGCAAGGTAGCGCTTGTTCCATTTGCAGCAACGCTTGCTACGTGGTGAGCTCGTTTGATTCCTGTTGCAGAACCTATTTGCAGTACATCACCTACTGTTAGCGTAGAAGCCTGGTTGGCACTAAAACTAATTGTCTTAGTATTTGCTGTGATAGAAAAATTGCCTGTCAATGTGGACTCATAGGCTGCTGGAGTTGCACACACAGATACTTTAAGTGAATTTCCTAGTGCTCCAGGATATTTTGCTATGTAAGGACCAACATTGGAAATACCTGAACTGTGATTTCCATCGTAGTCATCTTTGCTTTTTACAATCAAGGATGCGGCTGTATTCGCAGCATTTGTATAGGCATTCGTTTGTGAAGCGTTTGTAGCTCTTACAACATAGAGTGCATTGCTGTAAGAAAGAAAATTAGAAGCGCTGTAAAATGATTCGAAATTGTTTGAATTAGGCTTATTAAACTGAGCGACGAGCTGATTTTCTGAGGATATAAGCACCGGTTGTTCTACCGGTCCCCAAAGAAAATGACCTGCGACACCACCAATAGTTGTGGAGACGGCAGGTACCACAGTAGTCAAATCAATTTCACTGACATTTACGCCAGGCGATACTTGAAATGGCATTTTATTCTCTCCTTTGCTGAGGTTATGTGGTTATGTTTCTTTTTTTATTTATAATACGTAAAATTTTGCTACCACTTCTCGGTTATCGTGTCAATTGGTGGTAAAGACCACCCAAGCCTGTCAACGTCAACGTCAATAACATTATCATCCGGATGGCCATCATCAAGAAATCCAAATGGTACTACTTCGTCTTCAATCATTTGCTGATTCTCTTCGTAGAGTTTTTTTCTAAGGTCTGAGTCCGTCAACTCTTTGAAAAATTCCTGTCTTATCAGCCATCCAAACAACACAGTACACATCACTATGTCGTCATTGAATCCTTCATCAGCTTCATAGCTTTCTTTTATCTGCACAAAGTTCGAAAGCTCTGAAATGTAGTCGTAGTCTTCGAAGATTAACTTTTCCTGTTCAACGATATCTTTGAGAGTGGAACACCCCAATCTTTTAACTGATTTTGTAGTTCTGACCCCTAGCTGTGATCTTCCTCCTCCAAAACCAGAAGTTACATATTGCAATCCGTTTTTTTGCGATGCTCTAAAAATATTTTCATATTCTAAGTCGTGAAACAGTATGTTGGCCACTTGCTCTCCAATATCGTTAATTTCTATCAACACAAAAGCATCATTGTATTTTTTAGCAGCATTATAAACAACATCCGGGTACAACATAGGAGATATATTCTTGCTTCTATACATTCCAACACCCCTATAGGGATATTCGGTTATGTCGAATACAACAAAAGCTGAATAGTCGCGTCCTAAACCTCTCGATGTGTCAACAACAATTACATAATTATAGTCTTTTTGTGGTTCCTCATAACACTTAAAATCATTTTTCTCATATAAAGGATTTCTAAATGTCATAGCTCTTAGTTTTGTAGGATGAATTAATGTATTCGTACTACCTAAGAACTCACATTCAAATTCCTGTCTGAATTGCTCCTCTGAAGTATTTCTTATAGTATCTTCACGCCACTTGTCATCGCGGCCTGGAACATCTGACCAATGAATCTCTACACGCTCATAATCATTTCTTCCTTCCTCACTGTCAACCCACAACTTATAGAATAAATTCATTCCATTGGGTGTGGAAGTTACAATTACCTTCGAAGTTTTACCAGATGATATTGTAGGAAAGACTGAAGTGAAGAATTCTTCTTGAATATTGTTTGGAACAAACGCAAATTCGTCCAAGTATATGATATTTTGAGTCGTGCCACGAATGGCGCTTGAGGATGTGGATGAAGCTATAATTTCAGATCCGTTTTCTAGTTTAATGCTACCTTTGTTCCACTCAACAATACCTTGCTGCATCCACTTAGGCAAATGCTCATACATTGTTTGTATTCTACCAAGTACATCTATTGCTTGAGATCTTTTATTGGCGAGAATGGCAATGTTGTACTGCTCAGTAAAAAGAACACGCCAGAGCAAGTATGCACCTACCGTGGTTGTTTTTCCTACCTGTCTTGGGAGTTTGCATATTGAAAACCTATTGTCCTCAAAGGTGTTCAACATTTTATTTTGAAAGTCCCAAGTTTTAAATGGAACTAAGCCTTCATCAACAGTAACAATTCTTACATAGTTACGTACAAAATATACAGGATCGCGGGCAACCTTAACGTACTCAAGCACCTCTTCCTGAGTGAACTCAATAGGGACTCCGGCCGCTTTGAGATTTTTATTTCCCAAATAAATGTCGGGCATCTGTTGACCTACCTAAAAATGACTCGTATAATATGCGGTGTAGCCCATTAAGGATAAGCTATATTAGATAAATTCAGATCTACTTTGCCTTCATCGATTAATCTCTTTCTGTTGGCCTGATGAAGTAAATTCATTGATTCTTTGTTACCGCCGTCATATTCTACGGCGTATCCTTCTTCTACAAGAATCCTAGATACTGGGCGGTACGCATCTTTTTCGTGATCGTAAACTACAAAGTCTCCTAAGATACGTCCAAACTTTCCTTTCATGTCTTCTCCATTTTTGGAGACCTGCGTCTTGAGTCGGCAGTACGTACCAAGGAGAGTTTCAAGTCTTTCTTTAGCTGCAAGACCAAATACTTTTTCAATTTTATCTCTTGTTCTACTTTCGGGCGTATCGATACCCATTATCCTGACACGCTCATTGTTCATCCATATACCAAAACCCAGATCAACGTCTACATCTACTGTATCACCGTCTACAACTCTTACAACACGTGCTTTATATTCATACATCTTCTTTTCTATCCTTAATCAACTTTTGTAGCTCGGCTGTATTGCCAATAAACAAAGCATTTGTAACATTAGTAGGACCAGACTTAGATTCTTCTTTTAACGTCTTAACCTTCTTTTGCACTTCTAACAAATCTTTATTAGCATCTGCTAATGTTTTAACAAGCTGACCAACTATTTCATATGCTCTAGGAGACTCACTTTGATTGGCTATTTCAACTAAGTTATTTAGCGCATCTGAACCACGCTCGATTACATTGTAGAGATTCTCTCTTGCGTATCGATAGTCTGTATCTACATCTTTGTCTTCGGGTGGGGCTGCATCTCGAGGAATAACAGTTGTTGGTGATTGATCCTCTTCTGGTTCAGCTATCGGCAAGTCAAAAATCTTCTCAAAGTTTTCTTCCATTTTTGTCTTTTTCATACTATGGCTCATCAATTGTTGTTACAAATCCATAATTATCATCAGCATCTATATTGTTTTCTGAAACGGTTAAACTAGCATCGGAAGTTGGCGAGCCATTAGCTAACAGTCCAGGATAAACACTAACTCTTTCAGCAGCAGATGCATCTGGTAAGTCATGAGCAAATGTTGCTATTGATCTTCTGATCATACCTGATGTTGAGGTAGGACCAAATACGTATCCGTGCATTACAAAGTTGAGATTCCAGATGAGAGCTCTTCGTGTATCGAAGCTACCTTCATATGTATCTTCTAGGCTTACGTCTGTAAGAACACAAGGAACATCATATGTTAAATTCATTTCCGGGATCAAGTTAATTGAGTTCGTCCATTCAGGCTGAAAGTATGGAAGTATCTGTTCCAATATTTGTGTTCCATCGTCAGCGTGCTTAACAAAAACGCTCATTTGAAAGTTGATGTCATAAGGTACTGGTCTGTATTGTGTTTTGTATACAGTACTATCGTCTCTTGACGCAACTACGTTTTGTTGATTTGAAGGTAATTTTCTTTCCGTAGCGTATGTCAGCGCTGTCATTTCGAAACCAATTCTTGGCAGCGAAATAGCTACGTCTTGATCAAGATTTGGATCCTGGGCCAGTCTGACTAGAAATTTTTCTTTAGGACCGTATGCTATTGGAACTTTAAGCGTTTGTATTCGCTCGTTGTTTTGATTGAAACGTTGAAGATAGATACCGTTGAACATGTTACCAAACACAATAACATATTTTCTCATGGTTCCGTGATAAAAAGTTTTACCAAACATATTAGTACCTGTCTATCTCACCAAACGGATTTATTTCACTGAAATCTAATATGTTATCAGCTTGTGTTTGGAAAAATTCATTATTAGCAGATCTATCTATCGTTTCAATAGTATATTCTTGCAGTAACGTGCCACCGTCTTCAAACTGCACAACACCTGTTCCATCTTCCAATGTAAATTGATAACCGAGTGTGTCAAGACTGTAGGTAGACTCGATAGCATCAATTTCCGTGTTACCAGTATTGATACGTTGTGAGCTGTATTCAAACAATTCGCATCTTACATCATAAGTTTGTAAACGACCGGTCTGATAGAATATTTGTTCATGCTCGACAAACTTTATTTCAAACAATTTGCCTACCATTGGGAAGTATATCAAATCACCTTCTTGTGGTCTGTTTATAGTATTCAGGTAATCATCACCTTCCAACACCATAGCTTCGGTATCTTGACTACCTGTAAGATATTGTCTTGAAGGAGCGTTGCTATCACCAGACTCATGTATTAGATTGTATCCGACTTCAGTTACGAGCTTGGGTGACGTAATGGCTTGATCAAAACGTTTTCTCGCAACAGTAAAGGTAATCTGATCTCTAACTTCTAATCCAAATCTAGATAGCAAGTCTCCCTCACCTTCAAAGCCCTCAACGTTTTTTATATACATTTCAACATCTACAGCTTCATCGAACTTAGACAGATCATCTTCACCGAAAAGATTGTCTGTGTTGACTCTGGTTCGAGGAAGATACTTCACATTGTGGCCATATATCTTTATAGCCTCAATAGTGAGATCTTCTACAAGATCTTGTTCCCTTGCATAAGCAAAGTTGTTGAAATATACGTTAGTAGCCATGTTAACCTAACATATCGTGCACAGGAAGGCTGTAGCTCGAAATCATTTCTTCTTCGAGCTTCATCTGCATTTCCATTGCTTCTTCATATATTTTTTGGCCATTGAACGTCAAACCACCTGGCATTTGTAAGCCTTCAAATTTTTTGAGATTGTCGCCCCATTGTCGTTTGAAAAGCTGAGTGGTATATCTTAACAACCATCGATCGCAGTACATATCTGTATTGACATTAGGATCAATAACTTGATACGCATCGAGAATAATGTAACCACCAACTGGTACTTTATCTTTCCATGACGTGTCAATGTATACTCTATCATTGTGACGATTGTATCTGATGGGTTGTTTGCCTACAAACACTTCTTCTAACAAATTGACATGGGTCATAGCCATTGTGTATGGCACTATTGATGCCTGTAAAAGGTCGTACAGGTCGTTAAGATGTATCTGATATCGGACGTTAAATAGATTGTTTACTGAATATGTACCACCAAGAACAAAGCATCCAGTAACACCAATAATGTTTTCCGGAACGGTTATATATCCGTTTGTTTGATCTTCAGCAGTAGTAACGTGTTTGTAGAATACGCGCTCTGTACCATCAAAATGATAGTCTCTGTAGTAAGCAATGGCTTCGTCAATACGATCTTCAAGCTGTTCGTCGTCGACGTTTATATCAACAACAGGTTTGCCTAAGTTACGTAAACACCATTCTTTAAGCTCGTCTCTTGTGGTAGGTTTAGCCATAGCACATCCTCTTTATGATGTACTATTTATAATACTATCTCATTGTAAGAAACATAATGTCGTCAGAGTTCGAACCGTCAAATACTACAGCATTGATATTGGATTGCAAGTCTTTGTCGAGTTTCTCTATGTAATATTTTGCTGCAGCTTCTGCGTTTTCAGACTCAATAGCTTTGAGTCTTGCCTCTTCTAGAAGTTGGGCTATTCTGTTTTCCAGATCTAATTGATCTTCAGTCATATGCGACTTTTTGTAAACCCGACCTCTTATATGAATTTCATCATTATCATTAAACATATTTCACCATCAACATTTTTAAGTTGCCAAAATTTTCTTTTAGCAGATTGGATTTAACCTTTATGGGGTTATATATCTTTTTCTTACCGACATACATGTTTAGTATATCATACGGAAACATTATAGCAGCATTGACATTATCTTGTAAAGCTAATTCTTCGGAAAAATTCAATACTCCAGCGTACTTAGTTATCCATGCGTTCCGTCTCAACATTGCCCACGGCTCAACTATTTTGACTGCTACAGAATCATCTTTAGCGTTGAGATTATAAGGTAATAACTGTATATTTCTTTCTGTCGTACATTCGTTAAAGTACTTCACATTTATGAGAGCAACATCGTGATCATATTCGTCAGGATTATCAATGCCATTCCATTTGTAAGCCTCATCGTATCCTTCTTTTATAAACGCTCCTGGGTACAGCTTGGAAAGCATTATAGTAGACGCCCGCGGTATCATTTGATTAACATAATACTCAAACTTTTTTGTAAAAATTTTAATTGACGGGCCTCTTACAACAAAAATATGATCATCGTTATATTGAGTTAAATTTAGAGGACCTTTATCAACGACATCCCACTCCATGTTTTTACAATTCTTTTTTATAGATCTAATCGTGACATCGATATGATCATATTGCTCAATCAGTATTCTCATCGTTTCTCGCAAAAAAGTTAAATGAAAAAAAGAAATTGTTCATTCTTTTTACAAAATCTGTATTGATATCAACAATACCTGAGTACTCGCAACTCATGAGCTTCAGCAAGTTATGTTTGTCATATTGTGTTGATTTGTATATGGATTCGAATCCACCAAAACTGAAAGGAGGTTTTTCTATCTCAACGCTGTTAACATCCTTGTCTAACAAGATACCGACCAAACCAAGCTCTGAATTAGTACACGAATATACGCGCTCACAATTTTTCAAATAGTTAAAACCGCTTTTGTAGATATCTATGAGATTAGATTCACCGACCATACATTTCAGCATTTCCATATGATAGCGTGTCGTCAATGGATGTGGTTTGACGTAAGCCCCATTTTTTACTAGCTCTTGCACTTTCTCATAGTCAACATACTTCCTTTCCAATAAATTTGTACCTGGCAAAAATATGACATCGGTTGGGTAGTTGCTATTTTCATTACCATTGAATCCCC